GTTTTGTGATTGGTTTTGATTGTTTGAATTATTTTGTATGCTATTATTAGGTGGATTTTTATCTTCAACTTTTTTCATTTTTTCTTGTTGCGTTTTTGGTTTGCTATCTTTGTGTTTTTGTGTTTGTGACTTTTTATTTTCTTCTTTTTTTGGTTTTTCTTTTTCACCACAAGCTGTTAAAGCTAATGTACTTACTAGTAGCAGTCCGATTACTTTTTTCATATGTATCTCTCCTTTGTTTATATTTCCTTATATTTAAAAACTCTCAACGGCTCAAATGTGATCGAATACTCGCCATAGTGAGTTCCAATACCATATATCTTTTTATATTGTTCTATTGCTTCTAATATGTATTCTTCGCTTAATTGTAGATACTCAGACAATTCATACAAGTTACGTACGCCATAATTATAAGCTTCTACAATTTCGCGTAATGGAACAGCTGAGATAAAGCCGTGTCTACGTGCGTAATTTTCGAACTTGCGATTGTTGAATTTCGAGTAATCGGCTATATCACCGTATGTAAGTTTATTATGTGCTAATTCTTCAAAGAGAATCCCTGCCTTTTCTCTATCTGATAAACCACGCTTTATCAAAATTAAATCTCCTAACCATACCCCGTCTAAATTATCTGGAAGCACATCAGCCTCTCTTATTTCAATATAATCATGTTGTATTAAAGTTTCTTCATATAATCCCATCTGATACATCCTTTACTTACGTTTGCTTCTTATATAATCTGCATAATCTAAAACTCTTTGCCATTCGTCATCTGTCAATTCTCCTTCAAGATGAGCTGCACGATGTTGTACTTCATCATCGTTTTCTTCAACCCACCCCATTAAATACGCAGGATTAACATTTAATGCAGTAGCTATACTTTCTATAGTATCGTTTTTTAGATTTTTGATATTTCCGCTTTCATAACGTTGTACAGTAGCTTCAGTTTTACCAATTTTTCTTCCTAGTTCGGCCAAAGTCATACCTTGTTTTTCTCTTGATTGTTTCATTCTTTTTGAAAAGCACATCGTAATACAGCTCCTTTTACTTGATAGTTCTATTATAAGGAAAACTTTCGGCATTTGCAATATTTTTCTAAAAAACTTTCGTAAAATGCTTGACCTCTTTTGTAACATCATGATAAGATTACTTACGTAATGCGAAAGGTGGTGAAAAGAAATGCCTATAGATACTAAACTTTTGAAATCTAAAATGGCTTTGAAAGAACATAACATCAAAACCCTTTCTGAAGAAATTGGTGTCAATAGAGATACTTTATCTAACATGATACACGGGAGAACAAAACCATCCTACCCGGTAATAAATGGTATTTATTTTGCGTTAGAATTGACACCTCAAGAAGGAAGAGATATTTTTTTTAACGAAGACTTACGCAAAAAGAAAGTTTTAACTTAAGGAGGAACAACAAATGGAACAAACAATCAAACAATTTTTAGAATTTAGAAAGCAATTCACACCCGCACAGTGGCACGAAATCAACAGAATTATTGACGGACAATTTAGTAAAAAAGCCGCCGAGCTACAACTCGACGACCAAGATGTTGAGGTTATTAAAAATATTATTACTCAACAAAAGATTATGAAGTAACAATTTGAATAAAAGTTATTCAAAAATCACGAAAGGAAGATACAAAATGATGCTGACCAACACACTACTAGCAATTCACTTTTTCATGAATTTAGCGATATTAATTATGCTCGTAAGAATCGGTAGAGATTAACTTATACTTTTTAAGTTTGTTTATTCGTTGATTAGAAACAATCTTTATAAACGCAGGTTCTAATTCGAATTTATATAAAAACTCTGATGACGAATTAGCTATCATAACTTCTGGTTTATCTAATTGTTTATCGATTGGAGCATGCAAATAACTTGGATTATATATACCGAGAGATGAATATTCATCAGATTCCAATACTACGTTAATAGGTGTTAAAACATTTTTGTTTTTATCTAAAAATATTAATTCTTCTAAAGTATGAGTTCTAGACGAGTCATTAGCGACGACAAAATTTAATTCTACAAAATTATTTTCATAGTAGAAATTAAGATCGCTAATAACAAAACTGAACTTATTTTGAGAACGAGTATAAAAAATTGAGTATGCAGATAGACCTAAAGCTAGAAAAGCTACAACGTTTGAAAACAAAGTAGATTGTATGAATTCCATAAGAATAACCACCTTAAATATTTGATAACAACATTATACATGAAAGGAGCATAAATATTATGCAAGCATTACAAACATTTTGTTTCCAATAAAAAAACACACACCTTGTCGTAGAAGGTATGTGTTACGGAAATTTTGTTCGGTTCTAATTACTACGACTAACAGCACAATTTTTGCTGGTATCGTCCCCAGCCCTGTATGGTGCTTAGGTTTTCCGTCAAAGTCTAGCGTCCTAAAAGTTACTACCTTCTAGTACGCATACCCTAGTTAACGTCTCTTGGTTGACTGTGGAACACAACAAACGATGTTCTAATTTAGACTTACTAACCTATAAAACCACAGGATGATTTAAAACCTGGCATAAGCAAGGAAATCACCTCCCAATGTAGTGGGGTTGGATTAATTATATAACGAAATATCGTTATGGACAATAAGGAGTGGTAAGATGCTGAACTTAAAAGAATTGAGAGAAGAAAAGGGGATAACACGCTATCAACTAGCGAAGCTAACGGAATTACAAAACTCGACAATTCGATCTATCGAAACAGAGGTTAAAAACCCCGGTTTCCTCACAGTAAAAAAAATATGCGATGCACTACAAGTTGATATCGCTAATGTAAAGGAGAAATAAAATGCAAGCATTACAAACAAAATCGAACATCGGCGAAATGTTCAACATACAAGAAAAAGAAAATGGAGAAATCGCAATCAGTGCAAGAGAGTTATACAAGGCTTTGGAAGTCAAAAAACGTTTTAGCGCTTGGGCAGAAATTAACTTAAAGCATTTTAAAGAAAACAGAGATTTTACAAGTGTACTTACAAGTACGGTTGTTAATAACGGAGCTGTAAGACAACTAGAAGATTATGCTTTAACACTTGATGTAGCTAAACATGTTGCGATGATGTCAGGTACAGAAAAGGGTTTTGATTTTAGAGAGTATTTCATCCAAGTTGAAAAAGCTTGGAATAGCCCAGAAATGATTATGCAACGTGCTTTAAAAATTGCTAACAACACAATCAATCAATTAGAAACAAAGATTGAACGCGACAAACCAAAGATTGTATTTGCGGACGCAGTAGCTACTACTAAGACATCAATTTTAGTTGGAGAGTTAGCGAAGATCATTAAACAAAACGGTGTAAACATCGGGCAACGCAGATTGTTTGAGTGGTTACGTCAAAACGGATTCCTTATTAAACGCAAGGGTGTGGATTACAACATGCCTACACAGTATTCAATGGAACGTGAGTTATTCGAAATTAAAGAAACATCAATTACACATTCGGACGGTCACACATCAATTAGTAAGACGCCAAAAGTAACAGGCAAAGGACAACAATACTTTGTTAATAAGTTTTTAGGAGAAAAATAAAAATCTTAATAGGAGGAATTATCAATGAACACACTATACAAAACAACCCTCCTCATCACAATGGCAGTTGTGACGTGGAAGGTTGTAAAGATTGAGAAAAACACAAGATTTAAACTTAGAAATTTTGATTATCCAAAAATTAATAATGCTCAGAGCAAATCATTGTTGGATATTGCTAGTCACGATCTAAAAGATATTTAACTGTATTCAAAATTTTCATATCTTGTTGAGCTTTTAAGCTTTCGTATAAAGCTATTGAATAAATAATTTCGTAAGATACGTTTTCAGGAGCATCTTCTTTCAACTTATTTATTCTATCTCTAAAAAAGTCACTGTCACCACCGAATTCTTTTTCGGCTTGATTACTAAGTTCACCAAAGAAATTTTGAAAATCATTAAATTCCATACTTATCACCTCCTTTCACTAGGAGATAACCAAATTATACACAACACAAAAATGGTAGAAGTGCCACCACACATTCAACAAATGTTATACGAAATCCAGTTAAAAGCTGGTATACCTCAAAAATTAATGGAAATGCAAGGTTTGATAAACGATGAAACAACCAAAGAGGAGAAAAAAGAAAATGAGTAACATTTATAAAAGCTACCTAGTAGCAGTACTATGCTTCACAGTCTTAGCAATTGTGCTTATGCCATTGCTGTACTTCACTACAGCATGGTCAATCGCGGGATTCGCAAGTATAGCGACATTCATATTTTATAAGGAATACTTTTATGGAGAATAAAAAAACTGCTACTTGCGCCAACAAGTAACAGTGACAAACGATTAACAAAATTAATTCGTGTTCAATATAAAACGAAAAAAGGAGGAAGTCAAGATGTATTACGAAATAGGCGAAATCATACGCAAAAATATTCATGTTAACGGATTCGATTTTAAGCTATTCATTTTAAAAGGTCATATGGGCATATCAATACAAGTTAAAGATATGAACAACGTACCAATTAAACATGCTTATGTCGTAGATGAGAATGACTTAGATATGGCATCAGACTTATTCAACCAAGCAATAGATGAATGGATTGAAGAGAACACAGACGAACAGGACAGACTAATTAACTTAGTCATGAGATGGTAGGAGGTCGCTATGAATCAGACTGTAACTTATATCATCCGTCATAGGGATATGCCAATTTATATAACTAACAAACCAACTGATAACAATTCAGATGTTAGTTACTCCACAAATAGAAATAGAGCTAGGGAGTTTAACGGTATGGAAGAAGCGAGTATCAATATGGATTATCACAAAGCAATCAAGAAAACAGTGACAGAAACTATTGAGTACGAGGAGGTAGAACATGACTGAACAAACATTATTTGAACAGTTGAACAGTAAAAACGTGAATGATCATACAGAACAAAAAAATGGATTAACTTATCTAGCATGGTCATATGCACACCAAGAGCTGAAAAAGATTGACCCAAACTACACAGTAAAAGTACACGAGTTTCCACATCCAGATATTAACACAGAAAATTATTTTGTACCTTATTTGGCTACACCAGAAGGCTATTTTGTACAGGTATCTGTGACTGTGAAAGATAGTACAGAGACTGAGTGGCTTCCAGTATTGGACTTTAGAAATAAACCGCTTGCTAAAGGTAGTGCAACAACTTTCGATATTAACAAAGCGCAAAAACGATGTTTTGTAAAAGCTTCGGCTTTACACGGTTTAGGCTTATATATCTACAACGGCGAGGAACTACCAAGTGCAAGTGACAACGATATTACAGAATTAGAAGAGCGTATCAATCAGTTCGTGAACTTATCTCAAGAAAAAGGGCGAGATGCAACTATCGATAAAACGATGAGATGGCTAAAAATATCTAACATTAATAAATTAAGTCAAAAACAAATCGCAGAAGCACACCAAAAATTAGATGCGGGATTAAAACAATTGGATAGTGAGGAGAAACAATAATGTTAAACAGAACAGTATTAGTAGGACGCTTAACAAAAGATCCAGAATATAGAACAACGCCAAATGGTGTGAGTGTTACCACTTTCACTATCGCAGTTAACAGAACATTTACTAACGCTCAAGGAGAACGTGAGGCAGACTTTATTAACTGTGTAACTTTTAGAAAACAAGCAGAAAATGTAAATAATTATTTATCCAAAGGGTCATTGGCTGGCGTTGATGGACGTTTACAATCACGCAGTTATGAAAACAAAGACGGGCAACGTGTGTTTGTTACAGAAGTAGCAGCGGACAGTGTTCAATTCTTAGAACCGAAGAATAGCAACCAACAACCAAACAACAATTATCATCAACAAAGACAAACTCAAACTGGTAATAATCCTTTTGATAATACCACTGCGATTACTGATGATGACTTACCGTTCTGATTGGAATGATTAGATGCCAATAATTACTAGTTATATCACTCAAGATGACGGTACAACAACAGTTGTCATCTCGGGTGTTGAATTAGGCAATAAAGAAACATTACTACTTGATAACGGATTTGATGTGGAAGTCGATGTAAGCGTCATAGATCCGTTTCAAATTACCGGCAAGCAACGACGAAAAATATTCGCGCTTGTCAAAGACATAGAAGAATATACAGGTCAACCAATGGACTATATGCGACATATGTTCATCGAGTATGTAAGGACTTACTACGGCTATGATGAACGTATTTCACTAAGTAATTGTACGAGAACACAAGCAAGTCAAATCATTGAAGCAACGCTTGACTGGACGTTCTACAATGACATACCACTTAGCTACAAAACAAGCGACTTGCTGAAACAAGATAAATCGTTCTTATACTGGTCAACTGTCAACCGCAACTGTGTAATATGCGGAAAGCCTCACGCAGACCTGGCACATTATGAAGCAGTCGGCAGAGGCATGAACAGAAACAAAATGAACCACTATGACAAACATGTATTAGCGTTATGTCGCGAACATCACAACGAGCAACATGCGATTGGCGTTAAGTCGTTTGATGATAAATATCACTTGCATGACTCATGGCTAAAAGTTGATGAGAGGCTCAACAAAATGCTGAAAGGAGGAGAATAATGGTTAAATCGATATTTTTACAAGATGGAGAAGAAATTTTTGTTGATGATGAAGATTATGAGAGGGTTAATCAATATATTTGGACAAAATCTTATGTAGATAACGTTAGAAGAATTCACACAAATCCACTCAACGTTAGCTTAAGTGGATTTGTATTAGAAAATGGTTTTCAAAAAATAATGATTTTACCAAAAACAACATCACTTCAATTGGTTATCAACAACGATGGGCAAGGCCTACAAGAAATACTTCGAGTATCTATAAAGGTGTTTATTTAAATCGAAAAACAAAAAAATGGTCTGCTGTAATAAAAATTGATAGCAAATCTAAATATTTAGGTAGTTTTGTTGATGAATGGGAGGCAGCTAAAGCATACAACAGCGCAGTAGATAAATATTGGGACGGACAAGGTTATAAGAATCATAAAAATCAAAATGACTCTATATTTGAATATGAATACAAAACTTACAAAGACCAAAAACGTCGTAGAAGAGGAAAAAGTAAGTTCAAAGGAGTCTATTTAACTCAAAGTGGTTATGTAGCGCAAATAACTTATAAAAGAAAGACATATCATATTGGATGGTCAAAAAATATTTATGAGACTGCTCTCATGTTTAATAAAATTAATTTTTATTTACATGGTTCAGACGTAATCCTTAATGACGTACCTATGACAGATGAACTTAAAGAATTCATAAATAACTGGGAAGTACCGGACAAAATAAAAGCACTGAAAGAAGGTGCTGAGAATGACTGAACAACCAAGTTACTACTCAATAATAACGGCAAATGTCAGATATGATAATCGACTTACTGATAGTGAAAAATTACTTTTTGCAGAAATAACGTCTTTAAGTAATAAGTATGGATACTGCACAGCAAGTAATGGTTACTTTGCAACTTTATACAACGTCGTTAAAGAAACTATATCTCGTAGAATTTCGAACCTTATCAAATTTGGTTATCTAAAAATCGAAATTATCAAAGAAGGTAATGAAGTTAAACAAAGGAAGATGTACCCCTTGACGCAATCGTCAATGCCTATTGACGCAAAAATCAATACCCCTATTGATAATTCTGTCAATACCCCTATTGACGCAAATGTCAAAGAGAATAATACAAGTATTAATAATACAAGTAATAACAATATAAATAGAATAGATATATTGTCGGGCAACCCGACAGCATCTTCTATACCCTATAAAGAAATTATCGATTACTTAAACAAAAAAGCGGGCAAGCATTTTAAACACAATACAGCTAAAACAAAAGATTTTATTAAAGCAAGATGGAATCAAGATTTTAGGTTGGAGGATTTTAAAAAGGTGATTGATATCAAAACAGCTGAGTGGCTAAACACGGATAGCGATAAATACCTTAGACCAGAAACACTTTTTGGTAATAAATTTGAGGGATACCTCAATCAAAAAGCAGAACCAACTGGCATAGATCAATTGGAACGTATGAAGTACGACGAAAGTTATTGGGATTAGGGGGGATATTATGAAACCACTATTCAGTGAAAAGATAAACGAAAGTTTGAAAAAATATCAACCTACTCATGTCGAAAAAGGATTGAAATGTGAGAGATGTGGAAGTGAATACGACTTATATAAGTTCGCTCCTACTAAAAAACACCCGGATGGTTACGAGTATAAAGACGGTTGCAAATGTGAAATCTATGAGGAATATAAGCGAAACAAGCAACGGAAGATAAACAACATATTCAATCAATCAAACGTTAATCCGTCTTTAAGAGATGCAACAGTAAACAACTACAAGCCACAAAATGAAAAACAAGTACACGCTAAACAATCAGCAATAGAGTATGTACAGGGTTTCTCTACAAAAGAACCAAAATCATTAATATTTCAAGGTTCATATGGAACTGGTAAAAGCCACCTAGCATACGCTATCGCAAAAGCAGTTAAAGCTAAAGGGCATACAGTTGCTTTTATGCATATACCAATGTTGATGGATCGTATCAAAGCGACATACAACAAAAATGCAGTAGAGACTACAGACGAACTAGTCAAATTACTTAGTGAGATTGATTTACTTGTACTAGATGATATGGGTGTAGAAAACACAGAACACACTATAAATAAACTTTTCAGCATTGTTGATAACAGAGTAGGTAAAAACAACATCTTTACAACTAACTTTAGTGATAAAGAACTAAATCAAAATATGAACTGGCAACGTATAAATTCGAGAATGAAAAAAAGAGCAAGAAAAGTAAGAGTAATCGGAGACGATTTCAGGGAGCGAGATGCGTGGTAATCACAAAACAAAATATAAAAGAAATATTACATTGTAGAGATGTATATGCTCAAAAGATGATTGATTTTGCAAACGGAGACCAAGAGAAACTTAAAAAACTTATTGATGATAAGTTGAAAGAAAAAGAAGAAAGACCCGCAATCGTCGAATATTAAGGAGTGTTAAAAATGCCGAAAGAAAAATATTACTTATACCGAGAAGATGGCACGGAAGATATTAAGGTCATCAAGTATAAAGACAACGTAAATGAAGTTTATTCGCTCACAGGAGCCCATTTCAGCGACGAAAAGAAAATTATGACTGATAGTGACCTGAAACGCTTCAAAGGCGCTCACGGGCTTTTATATGAGCAAGAACTAGGATTACAAGCAACGATATTTGATATTTAGAGGTGGCACAATGAGTAAATACAACGCTAAGAAAGTTGAGTACAAAGGAATTGTATTTGATAGCAAAGTAGAGTGTGAATATTACCAATATTTAGAAAGTAATATGAGTGACACTAATTATGATCATATAGAAATACAACCGAAATTTGAATTACAACCTAAATTCGGGAAACAAAGACCGATTACGTATATAGCCGATTTCTCTTTGTGGAAGGAAGGGAAACTGGTTGAAGTTATAGACGTTAAAGGTAAGGCGACTGAAGTTGCCAACATCAAAGCGAAGATATTCAGATATCAGTATAGAGATGTGAATTTAACGTGGATATGTAAAGCGCCTAAATACACAGGTCAAGAATGGATGGTATATGAGGACTTAGTGAAAGTCAGACGTAAAAGAAAAAGAGAAATGAAGTGATCTAATGCAACAACAAGCATATATAAACGCAACGATTGATATAAGAATACCTACAGAAGTTGAATATCAGCATTACGATGATGTGGATAAAGAAAAAGATACGCTGGCAAAGCGCTTAGATGACAATCCGGACGAATTACTAAAGTATGACAACATAACAATAAGACATGCATATATAGAGGTGGAATAAATGAAGTTGAACGAAGTATTCGCAACTAATTTAAGGGTAATCATGGCTAGAGATAACGTAAGTGTCCAAGATTTGCACAATGAAACTGGCGTATCAAGATCAACTATTAGTGGATATAAAAACGGAAAAGCTGAGATGGTTAACTTAAATGTATTAGATAAATTGGCAGATGCTCTAGGTGTTAATGTAAGTGAACTATTTACTAGAAATCACAACACGCACAAATTAGAGGATTGGATTAAAAAAGTAAATGTATAGAGGTGGAATAAATGAGTATCGTAAAGATTAACGGTAAACCATATAAATTTACCGAACATGAAAATGAATTGATAAAAAAGAACGGTTTAACTCCAGGAATGGTTGCAAAAAGAGTACGAGGTGGCTGGGCGTTGTTAGAAGCCTTACATGCACCTTATGGTATGCGCTTAGCTGAATATAAAGAAATTGTGTTATCCAAAATCATGGAGCGAGAGAGCAAAGAGCGTGAAATGTCTAGGCAACGACGTAAAGAGGCTGAACTACGTAAGAAGAAGCCACATTTGTTTAATGTACCACAGAAACATTCACGTGATCCGTACTGGTTTGATAATACTTATAACCAAATGTTTAAGAAATGGCAGGAAGCATAAATGCCTAAAACCGATAGCGCATGTAAAGAATACTTAAACCAATTTTTCGGATCTAAGAGATATCTGTATCAGGATAACGAACGAGTGGCACATATCCATGTAGTGAACGGCACTTATTACTTTCATGGGCATATCGTGCCAGGTTGGCAAGGCGTGAAAAAGACATTTGATACAGCGGAAGAGCTTGAAACATATATAAAGCAACATGGTTTGGAATACGAGGAACAGAAGCAACTAACTTTATTTTAGAGGAGGTTATGAAAGTGAACTATGAAACAGGATTCCAAATAGGCGTAATGGAAGCTAGGTTGAAGAAGATGAGAAAACAACGTGATGAGTACAAGAAGCAACGTGACGAGCTTATTGGGGATATAGCTAAGTTAAGAGAGCGTAACGAAGAGCTGGAGAACATGTGGCGCACAGTCAAAAATGAATTGCTTGGAAGATACGAACATTGCTGTTTTAAAATTAGAGAACTACACCCTGAGAGCAAAGCGAACAGGATAGGAGCTCTCTATATAGGAGGTAAAAGCACTGCAGATATTATACTGTCGCGAATGGAAGAACTAGACGGAACAAATGAGTTCTACGAATTTTTAGGGCAAATGGAGGATGACACAAATGAATAACCGCGAACAAATCGAACAATCAGTTATCAGTGCTAGCGCGTATAACGGCAATGACACAGAGGGATTGCTAAAAGAGATTGAAGACGTGTATAAGAAAGCGCAAGCGTTTGATGAAATTCGCGAATCTATTAATGCGCAATGGGTTGAGTATCCAGAAGACTGGGCGTCAGAGGTTTTGAGAGAAGTAAGAGAGCTTGAATATGAGGAGGAACAGGAAAATGAAAATTAATGAATCTTTGAAGAAATTAAAAGAAAAAGGATACAAAGAAAATGAAGATAAAGCTATTTTTAATTTAGCTGATGGTACGCTAGAAATTTACATCGACCATGACGAAAAAACAATAATTACAGAATTCCATGATTTAAAGGTATTCGTGTCAGAAGATTTAAAAGATAAAAGTATGGAGAGCGTTATGTATGAATTGGCTGGAATTGATGAGGAGGACAAGGAAAATGACTAACATCCTACAAGTAAAGCTATTATCAGAAAACGCTAGAATGCCAGAACGAAATCATAAGACGGATGCAGGTTATGACATATTCTCAGCTGAAACTGTCGTACTTGAGCCACAAGAAAAGGCAGTGATCAAAACAGATGTAGCTGTAAGCATACCAGAGGGCTATGTCGGACTATTAACTAGCCGTAGTGGTGTAAGTAGTAAAACGCATTTAGTGATTGAAACAGGCAAGATAGACGCGGGATATCACGGCAATTTAGGGATTAATATCAAGAATGATAATGAAACGTTAGAGAGTGAGGATATGAGTAACTTTGGTCGGAGTCCTGCTGGGATAGATGGAAAGTATGCCCGACTACCTGTAACAGATAAAATTTTATGTATGAATGGTAGTTATGTCATAAACAAAGGCGACAAACTAGCTCAATTGGTTATTGTGCCTATATGGACACCTGAACTAAAGCAAGTGGAGGAATTCGAGAGTGTTTCAGAACGTGGAGCAAAAGGCTTCGGAAGTAGCGGAGTGTAAAGACATATTAGATCGAGTCAAGGAGGTTTTGGGGAAGTGAGAGAACGCACTAAAGTTATATATCGTGGTTGGAATAAGGAGATATTTATTTTACAGGGTAAAAATATGAATGTTATTGGTTTGCGCCAAATATTTGATGAACTCAAAAGATCGTATGAAGGTTATAAAATCGTTGTTATTCCAATAGAAGTTGATTTTGAAATCAAATAAATAGGAGTGATGAGAAGTGACACAATACTTAGTCACAACATTCAAAGATTCAACAGGACAACCACATGAACATTTTACTGCTGTTAGAGATAATCAGACGTTTACAGTTGTTGAGGCGGAGAGTAAAGAAGAAGCGAAAGAGAAGTACGAGGCACAAGTTAAAAGGGATGCAATTATTAAATTAGGTCAGTTGTTTGAAAATATAAGGGAGTGTGGGAAATGACGGATGTTAAAATTAAAACTATTTCAGGTGGAGTTTATTTTGTAAAAACAGCTGAACCTTTTGAAAAATATGTTGAAAGAATGACGAGTTTTAATGGTTATATTTACGCAAGTACTATAATCAAGCAACCAACGTATATTAAAACAGATACGATTGAATCAATTACACTTATTGAGGAGCGTGGGAAATGAATCAGCTGAGAATTTTATTACATGACGGTAGTAGTTTGATATTACATGAAGATGAATTATTTAACGAAATAGTATTTGTTTTGGACAATTTTAGAAATGATGATGACTATTTAACGATAGAAAAAGATTATGGCAGAGAACTTGTATTGAACAAAGGTTATATAGTTGGGATCAATGTTGAGGAGGCAGACGATGATTAATATTCCTAAAATGAAATTCCCGGAAAAGTACACTGAAATAATCAAAAAATATAAAAATAAAACACCTGAAGAAAAAGCTAAGATTGAAGATGATTTCATTAAAGAAATTAATGATAAAGACAGTGAATTTTACAGTCCTATGATGGCTAATATGAATGAACATGAATTAAGGGCTATGTTAAGAATGATGCCTAGTTTAATTGATACTGGAGATGACAATGATGATTAAAAAACTTAAAAATATGGATTGGTTCGATATCTTTATTGTTGGAATACTGCGATTATTCGGCGTAATCGCACTGATGCTTGTTGTCATATCGCCTATCTATACAGTGGCTAGTTACCAAAACAAAGAAGTACATCAAGGGACAATTACAGATAAATATAACAAGAGACAAGATAAAGAAGACAAGTTCTATATTGTGTTAGACAACAAGCAAGTCATCGAAAACTCTGACTTACTATTCAAAAAGAAATTTGATAGCGCAGACATACAAGCTAGGTTAAAAGTAGGCGACAAAGTAGAAGTTAAAACGATTGGTTATAGAATACACTTTTTAAATTTATATCCGGTCTTATACGAAGTAAAGAAGGTAGATAAATAATGATTAAACAAATATTAAGACTATTATTCTTACTAGCGATGTATGAGCTAGGTAAGTATGTAACTGAGAAAGTATATATTATGACGACGGCTAATGATGATGTAGAGGCGCCGAGTGACTTCGCAAAGTTGAGCGATCAGTCTGATTTGATGAGGGCGGAGGTGTCAGAGTAGATGATGTGGTTAGTCATAGCAATTATATTACTAGTCATCTTATTGTTTGGTGTGATGTTGCAAGCTGAACAGTTAAAAGGCGATGTGAAAGTTAAAGAGCGGGAGATAGAGATATTAAGAAGTAGATTGAGACATTTTGAAGATTAAAAATATTTGTATGGAGGGTATTCATGACTAAAAAGAAATATGGATTAAAATTATCAACAGTTCGAAAGTTAGAAGATGAGTTGTGTGATTATCCTAATTATCATAAGCAACTCGAAGATTTAAGAAGTGAAATAATGACACCATGGATTCCAACAGATACAAATATAGGCGGGGAGTTTGTACCGTCTAATACATCGAAAACAGAAATGGCAGTAACTAATTATCTTTGTAGTATACGAAGAGGTAAAATCCTTGAGTTTAAGAGCGCTATTGAACGTATAATCAACACATCAAGTAGGAAAGAACGCGAATTCATTCAAGAGTATTATTTTAATAAAAAGGAATTAGTGAAAGTTTGTGATGACATACACATTTCTGATAGAACTGCTCATAGAATCAAAAGGAAAATCATATCTAGATTGGCGGAAGAGTTAGGGGAAGAGTGAAATTGGCAGTAAAGTGGCAGTTTTTGATACCTAAAATGAGATATTATGATAGTGTAGGATATTGACTATCTTACTGCGTTTCCCTTATCGCAATTAGGAATAAAGGATCTATGTGGGTTGGCTGATTATAGCCAATCCTTTTTTAATTTTAAAAAGCGTATAGCGCGAGAGTTGGTGGTAAATGAAATGAACGAAAAACAAAAGAGATTCGCAGATGAATATATAATGAATGGATGTAATGGTAAAAAAGCAGCAATTACAGCAGGTTATAGTAAGAAAACAGCAGAGTCTTTAGCAAGTCGATTGTTAAGAAATGTTAATGTTTCGGAATATATTAAAGAACGATTAGAACAGATACAAGAAGAGCGTTTAATGAGTATTACAGAAGCTTTAGCGTTATCTGCTTCTATTGCTAGAGGAGAACCTCAAGAGGCTTACAGTAAGAAATATGACCATTTAAACGATGAAGTGGAAAAAGAGGTTACTTACACAATCACACCAACTTTTGAAGAGCGTCAGAGATCTATTGACCACATACTAAAAGTACATGGTGCGTATATCGATAAAAAAGAAATTACTCAGAAGAATATTGAGATTAATATTGGTGAGTACGATGACGAAAGTTAAATTAAACTTTAATAAACCATCTAATGTTTTCAATAGAAACATATTCGAAATACTAACCAATTACGATAACTTCACTGAAGTACATTACGGTGGAGGTTCGAGCGGTAAGTCTCACGGCGTTATACAAAAAGTTGTACTTAAAGCATTGCAAGACTGGAAATATCCTAGGCGTATACTATGGCTTAGAAAAGTCCAATCAACAATTAAAGATAGTTTATTCGAAGATGTCAAAGATTGTTTGATAAACTTCGGTATTTGGGACATGTGCCTTTGGAATAAGACTGATAACAAAGTTGAATTGCCAAACGGCGCAGTTTTTTTGTTTAAAGGATTAGATAACCCAGAGAAAATAAAGTCGATAAAAGGCATATCAGACATAGTCATGGAAGAAGCGTCTGAATTCACACTAAATGATTACACGCAATTAACGTTGCGTTTGAGGGAGCGTAAACACGTGAATAAGCAAATATTTTTGATGTTTAACCCAGTATCTAAACTGAATTGGGTTTATAAGTATTTCTTTGAACATGGTGAACCAATGGAAAATGTCATGATTAGACAATCTAGTTATCGAGATAATAAGTTTCTTGATGAAATGACACGACAAAACTTAGAGTTGTTAGCAAATCGTAATCCAGCATATTACAAAATTTATGCGTTAGGTGAATTTGCTACACTAGACAAATTGGTTTTCCCTAAGTATGAAAAACGTTTAATAAATAAAGATGAGTTAAGACATTTACCTTCTTATTTTGGATTGGACTTTGGCTACGTTAATGATCCTAGTGCTTTTATACATTCTAAAATAGATGTAAAGAAAAAGAAGTTATACATCATTGAAGAGTATGTTAAACAAGGTATGCTGAATGATGAAATAGCTAATGTCATAAAGCAACTTGGTTATGCTAAAGAAGAAATTACAGCAGATAGTGCAGAACAAAAAAGTATAGCTGAATTAAGGAATCTAGGGCTTAAAAGGATTTTACCAACCAAAAAAGGGAAGGGCTCGGTTGTACAAGGGTTACAATTCTTAATGCAATTTGAAATCATTGTTGATGAACGTTGTTTCAAGACTATTGAAGAGTTTGACAACTACACATGGCAAAAGGACAAAGATACAGGTGAATATACCAATGAACCAGTAGATACATACAATCATTGTATCGATTCGTTGCGTTATTCAGTGGAACGATTCTACAGACCGGTTAGAAAACGCACAAATGTCAGTTCGAAAGTTGACACAATAAAATCTCTAGGATTATAGGAGGGAACAAATGTTAAAAGTAAACGAATTTGAAACAGATACAGATCTACGGGGAAACATAAATTACTTATTTAATGATGAAGCCAATGTTGTTTACACATATGACGGGACGGAATCCGATTTATTACAAAACGTTAATGAAGTAAGTAAATACATTGAACATCACATGGATTACCAACGACCTAGATTAAAAGTGTTGAGTGATTACTACGAAGGTAAAACTAAGAATCTGGTTGAGTTAACACGACGCAAAGAAGAGTACATGGCAGATAACCGTGTAGCGCATGATTACGCATCTTATATTAGTGATTTTATTAACGGTTATTTCTTAGGTAATCCAATTCAATATCAAGATGATGACAAAGATGTATTAGAAGCTATTGAGGCGTTCAATGATTTGAATGATGTTGAGTCGCACAATAGATCTTTAGGATTAGATTTGTCAATTTATGGTAAAGCTTATGAATTAATGATTAGAAACCAAGATGATGAAACGCGTTTATACAAGAGTGATGCAATGAGTACTTTTGTCATATACGACAATACAATTGAACGTAATAGTATCGTAGGCGTTAGATATTTAAGAACTAAACCAATAGACAAGACTGACGAAGATGAAGTGTTTACAGTTGATTTATTTACTTCTCACGGTGTTTATAGATATCTTACCAGTAGAACAAATGGATTGAAGCTCACACCACGTGAAAACGTTTTTGAATCACACTCTTTCGAACGTATGCCTATTACAGAATTTAGCAATAACGAAAGAAGAAAAGGGGATTACGAGAAAGTAATCACTTTAATTGATTTGTATGATAATGCTGAATCAGATACTGCTAACTATATGAGTGATTTAAATGACGCTATGTTACTTATTAAAGGTAATTTAAATTTAGATCCTGTAGAAGTTAGAAAACAAAAGGAAGCTAACGTGTTGTTTTTAGAACCGACTGTTTATGCTGATAGCGAAGGTAGAGAAACAGAAGGTTCAGTTGACGGTGGTTATATTTATAAGCAATACGATGTACAAGGTACCGAAGCTTATAAAGACCGTTTGAACAGTGATATACACATGTTTACCAACACGCCTAACATGAAAGATGATAACTTTAGTGGCACTCAATCGGGCGAGGCAATGAAATACAAATTATTTGGATTGGAACAACGTACTAAAACTAAAGAAGGATTGTTTACTAAAGGGTTAAGACGTCGTGCTAAGTTGTTAGAGACAATACTTAAAAATACACGGTCGATTGACGCTAACAAAGATTTCAATACTGTTAGATACGTATACAACAGAAACTTACCTAAATCATTGATTGAAGAATTAAAAGCTTATATTGATTCTGGCGGGAAGATTAGCCAAACAACTTTAATGTCTCTATTCTCGTTCTTCCAAGACCCTGAATTAGAAGTCAAGAAAATAGAAGAAGATGAGAAAGAATCTATTAAAAAAGCTCAAAAAGGCATTTATAAAGACCCTAGAGACATCAATGATGACGAACAAGATGATGATACAAAAGATACTGTTGATAAAAAGGAATGATTGTAATTGCCTAACAAAAACACTCAAGAATATTGGGAAGAACGCGGACGCAAAGCAATCGAGAATGAGTTGAAGCGTGATAAAACTAAAGCTGAAGAAATAGAACGTATATTGAATATGATGATTAAGCGCATTGAAAAAGAGATCAATGCGTTTATTGTTAAGTACGGAGATTTTGCAGGCGTTACATTACAAGAAGCACAAAAGATTATTGATGAGTTCGATGTAAAAGCGTTTCAAGAAGAAGCAAAAAGATTGGTCGAAAACAAGGACTTTAGCGATAGAGCAAATGAAGAATTAAAGAAGTATAACACTAAGATGTATGTATCTAGAGAACAGATGTTAAAGATTCAAATAGAATTCTTAATTGCTTATGCAACAGCTCAAACAGAATTATCGATGAGGGAATATTTCGAATCAACAGCTTATCGTGTGTTCAGTGATCAAGCGGGTATTTTAGGTGAAGGTGTACAAGTAGCTAAAGAAGTTATAGATACAATCGTTGATACACAATTTCATGGTGTCGTTTGGTCAGAGCGATTATGGACTAATACCGAAGCAATGAAACAAGAAGTAGAAGAAATAATTGCTAATGTAGTTATTAGAGGTCGACATCCAAATGAATATGTTAAAGATATGCGCAAGCACTTAAATAAATTCGAAGGCACAGCACGACAAAAGACCGCAGCAATTAAATCATTGCTTTATACGGAATCGGCACGTGTTCACGCACAATCAAGCATTGACAGCATGAAAGAAATTTCACCGGAAGGATATTATATGTATATTGCAAAAATCGATAATAGAACAACTAAAGTATGCAAAGGGCTTAATGGAGAAATATTCAAAGTTAAAGACGCTAAAATTGGTGTTAATTTCTATCCTATGCATATCAATTGTCGTTCAGATTGCGCTTTACTACCTAAATCTATGTGGCCGAAAAAACCAAGCAAGAAACGAAAAACAAAATACTTCGGAGGGAAAGTGAAAAGCGGTGATTGATTTAAAAGTAAAGTTTTTTAAAGGCAAGTTAGCATTGTATGATAGTAAATTAAGTGTTTGGAGGATATTGGTATGAGCAATACTGACAAATACCTTAGAGACATAGCAAGAGAGTTAAAAGGTATACGTAAAGAGTTACAAAAGCGAAACGAAACAGTTATTATTGATGCAAACTTAGACAGCGTAAGGTCGGCAGTATTAGCCGATAAAGAAAAATCGAAATATAATGAACCTCTCTTTTAATAGCTAGCACTTAATTGTGTTGGCTATTTTTTATGTCCAAACCATGCTTATGACAATAAAAGATGCAAGTGTAACAGCCCGAACCATGTATGGCTTAAAACTAATCAAGAGTAAATAAATGAGGTGTAAAAACTATGGATATCCAAGAAAAGTTAAAACTCAAATTACAGTTTTTTGCTGAAGAATCAGATGGAGATAATGGAAAATCAAAAGATAACAACGATGATGAAGGCAAATACAAACAAGACAAAAAGACTAATTCAGAAGAAGAAATCGAAAAAAGACTACAAGAAGAATATAACAAGCGTCTTAAAGAAGAATTAAGTCGTCGTATGAAGCAGAAAGAAAAAGAGAAACAAGAAGCTGTTGATGAAGCTAAACGATTAGCAAAAATGAACAAAGATCAAATCGCTGAATATGAACGCGAACAAATGGAAAAAGAGCTGGAGCAATTACGCTCAGAAAAACAATTAAATGAAATGCGTTCAGAAGCAAGGAAAATGTTAAGTGAAGCAGAAGTTGATTCATCAGATGAGGTTGTTAATTTAGTTGTAACAGATACTGCTGAACAAACTAAATTGAATGTTGAAGCTTTTTCTAATGCAGTAAAAAAAGCGGTTAATGAAGCGGTTAAGATTAACGCTAGACAATCGCCATTGACTGGTGGAGATTCATTTAATCACTCGACTAAAAATAAACCGCAAAACTTAGCTGAAATAGCTAGACAAAAAAGAATTATTAAAAATTAACGGAGGCATTTAAATGGAACAAACACAAAAATTAAAATTAAATTTGCAACATTTTGCGAGTAACAATGTTAAACCGCAAGTATTTAACCCTGATAATGTAATGATGCACGAAAAGAAAGATGGCGCGTTGATGAATGAATTCACAACGCCCATCTTACAAGAGGTTATGGAAAACTCTAAAATTATGCAATTAGGTAAGTACGAACCAATGGAAGGTACTGAGAAGAAGTTTACTTTTTGGGCTGATAAACCAGGTGCTTACTGGGTAGGTGAAGGTCAAAAAATCGAAACATCTAAAGCTACATGGGTTAATGCTACTATGAGAGCGTTTAAATTAGGGGTTATCTTACCTGTAACAAAAGAATTTTTGAATTACACTTATTCACAATTCTTTGAAGAAATGAAGCCTATGATTGCTGAAGCATTCTATAAAAAGTTTGATGAAGCGGGTATTTTGAATCAAGGTAACAATCCATTCGGTAAATCAATTGCACAATCAATTGAAAAAACTAATAAGGTTATTAAAGGTGACTTCACACAAGATAACATTATTGATTTAGAGGCATTACTTGAAGATGACGAATTAGAAGCAAATGCGTTTATCTCAAAAACACAAAACAGAAGCTTGTTACGTAAAATTGTAGATCCTGAAACGAAAGAACGTATTTATGACCGTAACAGTGATACGTTAGATGGTCTACCTGTGGTTAACCTTAAATCAAGCAACTTAAAACGTGGTGAGTTAATCACTGGTGACTTTGATAAGTTGATTTACGGTATCCCTCAATTAATTGAATACAAAATCGATGAAACTGCACAATTATCTACAGTCAAAAATGAAGATGGCACACCTGTAAACTTGTTTGAACAAGACATGGTGGCATTACGTGCAACTATGCATGTAGCATTGCATATCGCTGATGATAAAGCGTTTGCTAAGTTAGTTCCTGCTGATGCAAAACCATCTTCAAATCCAGGAGAAGTTTAATAAATAATTAGGAGTGGTAACATGCCCGAAATCATTGGAATTGTTAAAGTAGATTTTACAGATTTAGAAGATAACAGACATGTCTATATGAAAGGGCATGTCTACCCTCGCAAAGGTTATGATCCTACAGATGAACGTATCAAAGCTTTAGCTAGTGTTGAAAATAAACGCAACGAACAAATGATTTACATTGTAAATGACAAATTAACCAAAAAAGAACTTGTCGAAATAGCAAGTGTTGCTGGCTTACAAGTTGATGAAAAACAAACAAAAGCTGAAATTATCAATGCTTTTGAGTCACTAGAGTAGGTGGTTATATGACTACGCTAGCTGATGTAAAAAAACGTATTGGTCTTAAAGATGAAAAGCAAGATGAACAATTAGAAGAAATCATAAAAAGTTGTGAAAGCCAGTTGTTATCAATGTTACCTATTGAAGTTGAACAAATACCGGAAAGGTTTAGTTACATGATTAAAGAAGTTGCAGTTAAACGCTACAACAGGATTGGTGCTGAAGGTATGACATCAGAAGCGGTTGACGGACGTAGCAATGCGTATGAATTGAACGATTTCAAGGAGTATGAAGCTATTATTGATAATTACTTTAATGCTAGAACGAGAACTAAAAAAGGAAAGGCTGTGTTCTTTTGAGATATGAAGATAGAGCCGTCTTTCAATCAGAACAAGCAGCAACTTACAATCCTAAAACTAGCAAAAAAGAAAACACTCTAATCACTTATGATGCGATACCATGCAATATTAATCCTATTTCTAGAGCAAGAAAGCAACTTGAATTCGGCGATGTAAAAAACGATGTAAGTGTCCTGAGGATAAAAGAATCAATATCTTACCCTGTTAGCCACGTGTTAATTAATGGTATTCGCTACAAGATAATTGATACAAAGACATACAGACACGAAACGTCATATTATATCGAAGAGGTCAATTGATGAATATAGACGGATTAGACGCACTGTTAAACCAATTTCACGATATGAAAAACAACATCGATGATGATGTAGATGATACTTTACAAGAAAAAGCCAAAGAATATGTAGTACGAGCTAAATTGAAAGCTAGAGAAGTAATGAATAAGGGTTATTGGACTGGTAATTTATCACGCAATATCAGATATAAAAAAACTGGCGATTTGCAATACACTATCACATCGCATGCAGCTTATAGTGGTTTCTTAGAGTTTGGTACTCGATACATGGAGGCAGAACCTTTTATGTGGCCAGTATATGAGGTAATAAGAAAATCAACTGTAGAAGAATTGAAAGCGTTGTTTGAATAGGAGATAAAAGCATGACACCGAACTTACAACTTTATAATAAAGCGTATGAAACGCTACAAGGATATGGATTCCCTGTTATTTCTCGTAAAGAGATGCAACAAGAGATTCCGTATCCTTTTTTTGTAATAAAAATGCCGGAGTCAAACAGAAGTAAATACACGTTTGATAGTTATTCTGGTGACACGAATTTAGTTATTGATATTTGGAGTGTAAGTGATGATTTAGGACATCATGACGGACTTGTTAAAAGATGTATTGATGATTTAACACCTAGCGTTAAAACAAACGATTATGACTTTGAAGAAGAAGATACTAACATCACACAGTTAGTTGATGATACTACCAATCAAGAATTGCTACACACATCAGTAACGATATCTTACAAAACATTTTAAAAAACGGAGGAATATTGAATGGCAAATATGAAAAATAGTAATGATCGTATTATTTTATTTAGAAAAGCTGGCGAAAAAGTAGATGCTACTAAAATGCTTTTTTTAACTGAATACGGCTTATCACATGAAGCTGATACAGATACAGAGGATACAATGGACGGTTCTTATAACACTGGTGGTTCTGTTGAGTCAACAATGTCTGGTACTGCTAAAATGTTTTATGGTGACGATTTTGCAGATGAAATTGAAGATGCAGTTGTAGATCGCGTATTGTATGAAGCTTGGGAAGTTGAAAGTAGAATACCAGGCAAAAATGGGGATTCCGCTAAATTTAAAGCGAAATATTTCCAAGGTTTCCACAATAAATTTGAATTAAAAGCAGAAGCTAACGGTATTGATGAATATGAATATGAATATGGAGTGAATGGTCGTTTCCAACGTGGATTTGCAACACTACCTGAGGCTGTAACAAAGAAACTTAAGGCGACTGGATACAGATTCCACGACACTACAAAAGCAGATGCATTAACTGGCGAAGATTTAACAGCAATTCCACAACCTAAAGTAGATTCACCACCGGTTGCACCAAGAGAGGTATAAAAATAGGGCGTTAAGCCCTTTTTATTTTGTTTAAATTAATTATGAATGGAGATTTTAAGTTATGAATGTAGAAATTAACGGAAAGTCATTAGAATTAAGTTTTGGTTTTAAATTTTTAAGAGAAATCGATAACCGATTAGGTTTAAAAGTTGAACAAGCTTCTATCGGTCAAGGTGTATCAATGTTGCCTGTAGGTTTAGAAAGTGGAAATCCGGTTGTGATTGGCGAAGTTTTAATCGCAGCTACATCTCACTTAAAAAAACAAGCAATTACTATTAATAACATTGATGAAGCATTAGATGAAATCGCAGAAAATATCGGACTAGAAGAATTCGGTTCGGATATTTTAACGGAGTTGGGAAAGCGACCTATGACCCGAAACCTAGTCGAAGTAGTGGAAACGGAAGAAAAACCAGCGGAAGCGTAATAGCTTACGACAGAATCGTTATAACTTGTATGTCAACACTTGGTATTACAGATTTGAACGTTATTGAGCAAATGACATTAACAGAATATAACTATCGAATGTATGCGAAAGAGTATGAAATGCTAACCCAAGAATTCGAACGTTACAAACTTGCGTTTGCTATTCGTGATGCTGCAGCTACTAAAAATGTTGGGACAGAAAATAAACCTAAAGAGGAATATGTTTTTAACAATGCAAACGACGTATTGCCTTATGAAGAAAATATCCAACGGCTTAACGAAGGTAAAGATATAAGATTTAGTAGCGAACGTGATGAATACGAACCACAAAATAATGAATTCTTTAAAGTTATAGCAGAATTTAATAAGCAATAGAAAGAGAGGTGTTAATGTGACGGAATATAAAATTAAAGCGACTATTGAAGCTAGTGTAGCCAAATTCAAAAGGCAAATTGATAGTGCGGTTAAGTCTGTGCAAAGATTTAAACGAGTAGCAGATCAAACTAAAGATGTTGAATTAAACGCTAACGATAAAAAATTACAAAAAACTATCAAAGTTGCTAAAAAGTCTTTAGATGCCTTTAGTAACAAAAATGTAAAAGCTAAATTAGATGCTAGTATACAAGATTTACAACAAAAGGTACTAGAATCGAATTTTGAACTAGACAAACTAAACTCTAAAGAAGTTACACCAGAAGTTAAGTTGCAAAAACAAAAGTTGATTAAAGATATCGCTGAAACAGAAGCTAAATTATCAGAATTAGAAAAGAAACGTGTCAATATTGACGTCAATGCAGATAACAGTAAATTCAATCGAGTGTTAAAAGTATCTAAAGCTAGTCTCGAAGCATTAAATAGGTCTAAAGCCAAAGCTATTATAGACGTGGACAATGGTGTTGCTAACTCTAAAATCAAACGTACTAAAGAAGAACTTAAAAGTATTCCGAACAAAACTAGATCTCGACTTGATGTAGATACAGGGCTTTCTATACCAACAATTTATGTGTTTAAAAAATCGTTAGACGCATTGCCAAACAAAAAAACAACAAAGGTAGATGTCGATACTAATGGTTTAAAGAAAGCTTATGCCTACATAATAAAAGCAAACGACAATTTCCAAAGACAGATGGGGAATTTAGCTAATATGTTCCGTGTGTTCGGTACTGTAGGTTCTAATATGGTTGGTGGATTACTAACTTCATCTTTTAGTATCTTAATACCTGTAATAGCGAGCGTAGTACCTGTAGTATTTGCGCTATTAAACGCTATCAAAGTGTTAACTGGCGGTGTACTTGCTTTAGGTGGTGCGGTAGCAATAGCCGGCGCTGGCTTTGTAGCATTTGGCGCAATGGCTATCAGCGCTATAAAGATGCTTAATGATGGCACTTTACAAGCTAGCTCAGCAACAAACGAATACAAAAAAGCGTTAGATGGCGTAAAGTCAGCATGGACTGATATTATAAAGCAAAATCAATCCGCTATCTTCACAACTCTTGCAAATGGTTTAAATACTGTTAAAACTGCAATGCAGAGCTTACAACCATTTTTTAGTGGTATTTCAAGAGGAATGGAAGAAGCGTCTCAAAGCGTGCTTAAATGGGCTGAAAATAGCAGTGTAGCTTCAAGATTCTTTAATATGATGAATACAACGGGTGTTTCGGTATTTAACAAGCTATTAAGTGCTGCAGGCGGTTTTGGTGACGGATTAGTCAATGTATTCACGCAATTAGCACCACTGTTTCAATGGTCGGCTGATTGGTTAGACAGATTAGGTCAATCGTTCTCTAATTGGGCTAATAGTGCAGCTGGAGAAAATTCGATAACTCGTTTTATTGAATACACAAAAACAAATTTACCTATCATTGGCAATATTTTTAAAAATGTTTTTGCTGGAATTAACAATTTGATGAATGCATTTAGTGGGTCATCAACTGGAATCTTCCAGTCTCTCGAACAGATGACGGCTAAGTTTAGAGAATGGTCTGAACAAGTCGGGCAATCTCAAGGTTTTAAAGATTTTGTCAGCTATATACAAACTAATGGACCACTAATAATGCAATTAATTGGGAACATTGCAAGAGGATTAGTTGCATTCGCAACAGCGATGGCTCCTATAGCTAGTGCAGTATTACGCGTTGCAGTTGCAATAACTGGTTGGATAGCTAACTTGTTTGAGGCGCATCCAGCTACAGCACAATTAGTTGGTGTCATTATAACTTTAGTTGGTGCATTTAGATTTTTAATTGCTCCAATATTAGCGGTAATGGACTTTTTAGGACCATTAGCAGCAAGATTGGTTGCATTAGTAACTAAGTTTGGTTGGGCTAAAACAGGAACTTTAGTATTAAGTAAGGCAATGACATCGTTAAAAGGTCCAATAAAATTAGTTACAGCTATATTCCAATTGTTATTCGGTAAGATTGGATTAATTAGAAATGCTATCACAGGACTAGTAACTGTGTTTGGTATTTTAGGTGGTCCAATAACAATAGTTATTGGTGTAATCGCTGCATTAATAGCTATATTCGTTTTATTGTGGAATAAAAATGAAGGATTCAGAAACTTTATTATAAATGCTTGGAATGCGATAAAAACGTTTATGGTTACAGTTTGGAATGTGTTGAAAACTGTAGCTTCGGTTGTATGGAATGCTATTTTAAAAGCTATCACTACAGCAGTAACTAATGTATACAATTTTATAATGATTGTTTGGAATCAAATAGTCGCTTATTTACAAGGGTTATGGAATGGAATTATCGCTATTGCAACAACGGTGTGGAACCTTTTAGTTACAATCATCACAACTGTTTTCACGACGATAATGACAATAGTTATGACGATATGGACAGCTATTTGGACATTCTTAAGTACAATCTGGAACACGATAATTACAATCGCTACTACGATTTGGAATTTGTTAGTCACTGTAATAACTACAGTGTTTACCACAATTATGACTATCGCAATAACAATTTGGAACGCTATTTGGACGTTCTTACAAACGTTGTGGAACACTATAGTTACTGTGGCAACTAAGGTTTGGAACGCTATCACTACAGCTATATCTACTGCGTTACAAGCGGCATGGAGTTTTATTTCTAATATATGGAATACGATTTGGAGTTTCTTATCTGGTATATTAACGACAATTTGGAATAAAGTTGTAAGCATATTCACACAAGTTGTTTCAACTATATCAGACAAAATGTCTCAAGCTTGGAACTTCATTGTCACTAAAGGTATGCAATGGGTATCTACTATAACAAGTACGCTAATTAACTTTGTTAATAGAGTTATTCAAGGATTCGTTAATGTTGTAAACAAAGTTAGTCAAGGTATGACAAATGCAGTAAATAAAGTTAAAAGCTTTGTGGATGACTTTGTATCAGCAGGTGCTGATATGATCCGTGGTTTGATGAGAGGTATTGGTAATATGGCTAGAGACTTAGCTGAAAAAGCAGCTAGTGTAGCAAAAGGTGCTTTAAATGCAGCCAAAAGAGCGCTAGGTATTCACTCACCTTCACGTGAATTCATGGATGTTGGTATGTATTCAATGTTAGGTTTCGTTAAAGGTATAGATAATCATTCAAGTAAAGTTATCCGTAATGTTTCTAATGTTGCAGATAAAGTAGTTGATGCATTTCAACCTACATTAAACGCACCTGACATTTCTAGTATTACAGGAAACTTAAGTAATTTAGGTGGAAATATAAATGCGCAAGTACAACACACACATTCTATTGAAACATCACCGAACATGAAAACTGTTAAAGTTGAATTCGATGTCAATAACGATGCGCTTACTAGTATTGTTAACGGCAGAAATGCTAAACGCAATTCTGAGTATTACTTATAAAGGAGGTTACAAATGGACATAGAATTAACAAAAAAAGATGGTACTGTAATCAAATTAAGTGAATACGGGTTTATCGTTAACGATATAGTAATTGATAGCATGCAAATCAACACAAAGTATCAAGACAAAGAAAATATGAACGGTCGTATATTAATGGGGAGCAATTATATCAGTAGAGATATAGTTGTTCCTTGTTTTTGTAAAGTTAAAAATCGTTCAGACATTGCTTATATGCGAGATATGTTGTATAGGTTAACGACAGACATAGAACCTATGTATTTACGAGAAATAAGAAGAAAAGAAGAGTTGAATTACAGGTTTACTCAACCAACTTCTGATGATTACGTGAAATTAGATAAAAACAACTTCCCGGATTATGAATATTCAAGACACGATCAACAAATTTATGTAAATGGTAAACAGTATAAAGTTATTTTTAACGGAGTTATAAACCCTAAACAAAAAGGTAATAAAGTTTCTTTTGAACTAAAATTCGAAACTACAGAATTACCATACGGCGAAAGTATTGGAACAAGCCTAGAGTTAGAAGAAAACAAAAAGGTTGGATTGTGTTCGTTTGATTTTAATATTGATTGGCATGCAGGCGGAGACAAAAGAAAGTATACATTTGAAAATTTGAGCAAAGGTACAGTTTACTATCATGGTAGTGCTCCTAACGACCAATTCAACATGTATAAAAAGATAACAATTATTTTAGGCGAAGATACAGAATCGTTTGTATGGAATTTAACGCATGCTGAAATAATGAAAATTGAGGGGATTAAACTAAAAGCTGGAGACAAAATTGTTTATGATAGCTTTCGAGTTTATAAAAACGGTGTCGAAATAAGCACTGAAACGAACATAGCCCAACCAAAATTTAAATACGGAGCTAATAAATTTGAGTTTAATCAAACAGTTCAAAAAGTTCAGTTTGATTTGAAATTTTATTATAAGTAGGTGTCAGAATGACAATAATTGTAAGACCACCTAAAGGTAATGGCGCACCTGTACCAGTAGAAACAACTTTAGTGAAAAAAGTTAATGCTGACGGTGTATTAACTTTTGATATTCTCGAAAACAAATACACTTATGAAGTTATTAACGCTATAGGGAAAAGATGGATTGTTAGTCATGTCGAAGGTGAAAACGACAAGAAAGAATATGTAATAACTGTCATTGATAGGAAATCAGAAGGCGACAGACAACTGGTTGAATGTACTGCTAGAGAGATTCCCATAGACAAGTTAATGATTGATAGAATTTATGTTAATGTAACAGGATCTTTTACAGTAGAAAGATATTTTAACATTGTGTTTCAAGGTACTGGAATGCTTTTTGAAGTCGAGGGCAAAGTTAAATCTTCAAAGTTTGAAAATGGTGGTGAAGGCGATACAAGGTTAGAAATGTTTAAAAAGGGATTAGAACATTTCGGTTTAGAATATAAAATAACGTATGACAAAAAGAAAGACAGATATAAGTTTGTATTGACGCCTTTTGCAAATCAAAAAGCGTCTTATTTTATTTCTGACGAAGTCAACGCCAACGCTATAAAACTCGAGGAAGATGCAAGTGATTTCGCCACCTTCATTAGAGGATATGGTAATTATTCAGGAGAAGAAACATTCGAACACGCTGGGCTCGTAATGGAAGCTAGAAGCGCATTAGCTGAGATATATGGCGATATCCACGCAGAACCATTTAAAGATGGTAAAGTGACTGACCAAGAAACTATGGATAAAGAATTGCAATCGAGATTGAAAAAGTCGTTAAAACAATCTTTGTCTTTAGATTTTTTGGTCTTAAGAGAATCATATCCAGAAGCAGACCCACAACCCGGAGACATAGTACAAATAAAATCTACCAAACTAGGTTTGAATGATTTAGTCCGTATAGTACAAGTTAAAACGATTAGGGGTATAAACAATGTAATTGTTAAGCAAGATGTAACGCTTGGTGAGTTTAATCGAGAACAACGATATATGAAGAAAGTAAATACTGCAGCTAACTATGTTTCTGGATTAAATGATGTTAACCTTTCTAATCCTAGTAAAGCGGCAGAAAACTTGAAGTCTAAAGTAGCGTCAATAGCTAAATCAACACTCGATTTGATGAGTAGAACTGATCTAATTGAAGACAAACAACAGAAAGTGAGTTCTAAGACTGTAACTACATCAGATGGCACTATCGTTCATGATTTTATAGATAAATCAAACATTAAAGATGTAAAAACAATTGGAACGATTGGCGATTCTGTAGCTAGAGGATCACATGCGAAAACTAATTTCACAGAAATGTTAGGCAAGAAGTTAAAAGCTAAAACGACCAACCTTGCAAGAGGTGGCGCAACAATGGCAACAGTTCCAATAGGTAAAGAAGCGGTAGAAAACAGCATTTATAGACAAGCAGAGCAAATAAGAGGAGACCTAATCATATTACAAGGTACAGATGATGACTGGTTACATGGTTATTGGGCAGGCGTACCGATAGGCACTGATAAAACCGACACTAAAACGTTTTACGGCGCCTTTTGTTCTGCAATTGAAGTTATCAGGAAAAATAATCCAGCTTCAAAAATACTTGTAATGACAGCTACTAGGCAATGCCCTATGAGTGGTACAACGATACGCCGTAAAGATACGGACAAAAACAAACTAGGGTTAACTTTAGAGGATTATGTCAATGCTCAGATATTGGCTTGTAGTGAATTGGATGTACCAGTATATGATGCCTATCATACAGATTATTTTAAGCCATATAATCCAGCGTTCAGAAAATCAAGTATGCCAGACGGATTGCATCCGAACGAGAGGGGTCATGAAGTTATTATGTACGAACTTATTAAAAATTATTACCAGTTTTACGGATAGAAAAGGAGGAAGACATGGATAACAAATTAATTACAGACTTAAGTAGAGTCTTTGACTACAGATATGTAGATGAAAATGAGTATAACTTTAAACTTATTTCAGACATGCTGACGGATTTTAATTTCTCTCTTGAATACCATAGAAATAAAGAGGTATTTGCACATAATGGAGAGCAAATAAAGTATGAGCATTTAAATGTCACAAGTAGCGTCTCTGATTTTTTAACGTATCTAAACGGCCGTTTCAGCAATATGGTACTAGGTCATAACGGCGACGGTATCAACGAAGTAAAAGACGCGCGTGTTGATAATACTGGTTATGATCATAAGACATTGCAAGATCGTTTGTATCATGATTATTCAACACTAGATACTTTCACTAAAAAGGTTGAGAAAGCTGTAGATGAACACTATAAAGAATATCAAGCGACAGAATACCGATTTGAACCAAAAGAGCAAGAACCGGAATTCATCACAGATTTATCGCCATATACTAACGCAGTAATGCAATCATTTTGGATAGACCCTAGAACGAAAATTATTTATATGACACAAGCGCGTCCGGGCAATCATTACATGTTATCTAGATTGAAGCCTAATGGACAATTTATTGATAGATTGCTTGTTAAAAACGGCGGTCACGGTACACACAATGCGTATAGATACATTGATGGAGAATTATGGATTTATTCAGCTGTATTGGACAGTAACAAAAACAACAAGTTTGTACGTTTCCAATATAGAACTGGAGAAATAACTTATGGTAATGAAATGCAAGACGTCATGCCGAATATATTTAACGACAGATATACGTCAGCGATTTATAATCCTATAGAAAATTTAATGATTTTCAGACGTGAATATAAAGCTTCTGAAAGACAAGCTAAGAATTCATTGAATTTCATTGAAGTAAGAAGTGCTGACGATATTGATAAAGGTATAGACAAAGTATTGTATCAAATGGATATACCTATGGAATACACTTCAGATACACAACCTATGCAAGGTATCACTTATGATGCAGGTATCTTATATTGGTATACAGGTGATTCGAATACAGCCAACCCTAATTACTTACAAGGCTTCGATGTCAAAACAAAAGAGTTATTATTTAAACGTCGTATCGATATAGGCGGTGTGAATAACAACTTTAAAGGAGATTTCCAAGAGGCTGAGGGTCTAGATATGTATTATGATCTAGAAACAGGACGTAAAGCACTTTTAATTGGGGTAACTATTGGACCAGGTAACAACAGACATCACTCAATTTATTCTATCGGTCAAAGAGGTGTAAACCAATTCTTAAAAAACATTGCACCTCAAGTATCAATGACTGATTCAGGCGGACGTGTTAAACCGTTACCGATACAGAACCCAGCATATCTAAGTGATATTACGGAAGTTGGTCATTACTATATCTATACGCAAGACACACAAAATGCGTTAGATTTCCCGTTACCGAAAGCGTTTAGAGATGCAGGTTGGTTCTTTGATGTACTGCCTGGTCATTATAATGGTGCGTTAAGACAAGTACTAACTAGAAACAGCACAGGTAGAAATATGCTCAAATTTGAACGTGTTATCGACATCTTTAACAAGAAAAACAACGGTTCATGGAATTTTAACCCACAAAGTGCTGGTTATTGGGAACATATCCCTAAGAGCATCACGAAATTGTCTGATTTAAAAATTGTTGGTTTAGACTTCTATATCACCACTGAAGAATCAAAACGTTTTTCTGACTTCCCTAAAGATTACAAAGGTATTGCAGGCTGGGTGTTAGAAGTAAAATCAAATACACCGGGTAACACAACACAAGTGCTAAGACGTAATAACTTTGCTTCTGCTCACCAGTTTTTCGTTAGAAACTTTGGTACTGGTGGTAATAGTGGTTGGAGCATAATAGAAGGTAAGGAGGTTGAATAATGGTAGTAGATAATTTTTCAAAAGATGATAACTTAATCGAGTTAAAAACAACATCACAATATAATCCAGTTATTGACACAAACATCAGTTTCTATGAATCAGATAGAGGAACTGGTGTTTTAAATTTTGCAGTAACTAAGAATAACAGACCGTTATCTATAAGTTCTGAACATGTTAAAACTTCCATCGTGTTAAAAACCGATGATTATAACGTAGATAGAGGCGCTTATATTTCAGACGAATTAACGGTAGTAGACGCAATTAATGGGCGCTTGCAATATGTGATTCCAAATGAATTTTTAAAACATTCAGGTAAGGTACATGCTCAGGCATTCTTCACGCAACACGGGAGTAACAACGTAGTTGTTGAACGTCAATTTAGTTTCAATATTGAAAATGATTTAGTCAGTGGGTTTGATGGCATAACAAAGCTTGTTTATATCAAATCTATTCAAGATACTATCGAAGCTGTCGGTAAAGACTTTAACCAATTAAAGCAAAATATGGCTGATACACAAACGTTAATAGCAAAAGTGAATGATAGTGCGACAAAAGGCATTCAACAAATCGAAATCAAGCAAAACGAAGCTATACAAGCTATTACTGCGACTCAAACTAGTGCAACACAAGCTGTTACAGCTGAATTCAATAAAATAGTTGAAAAGGAGCAAACGATATTTGCGCGTGTCAATGAAGTTGAGCAACAAATCAATGGTGCTGACCTTGTCAAAGGCAACTCGACAGTCAATTGGCAAAAGTCTAAGATTACTGATGATTATGGCAAAGCGATTGAATCGTCTGAGCAGTCCATAGATAGCGTTTTAAGCACAGTTAACACATCTAGGATTATTCATATTACTAACGCAACAGATGCGCCAGAAAAGACGGATATAGGCACGTTAGAGAAGCCTGGACAAGATGGTGTTGATGACGGTTCTTCGTTCGATGAATCAACTTATACATCAAGCAAATCTGGTGTGTTAGTTGTTTATGTTGTTGATAATAATACTGCTCGTGCAACATGGTACCCAGATGATTCAAACGATGAGTACACAAAATACAAAATCTACGGCACGTGGTACCCGTTTTATAAAAAGAATGATGGAAACTTAACTAAGCAATTTGTTGAAGAAATATCTAACAACACACTGAATCAAGCTAAACAGTATGTAGATGGTAAGTTACAAAGTATAAGTTGGCAACAACATAAGTTAACAGAACATAACGGTCAATCAATCCAAAAGAACTTATATAACGCCAAAGGTAATTTAGAAGCATTGGGCGCTGGGAATTATTACGTAACAAGTGTGCCTGATTTACCAGGTAGCGTTGAAAGTTATGAGGGTTATTTATCGGTATTCGTTAAAGATGATACAAACAAGCTATTTAACTTCACACCTTATAACTCTAAAAAGATTTACACACGATCAATCACAAACGGCAGACTTGAGCAACAGTGGACAGTTCCTAATGAACATAAATCAACGGTATTGTTCGACGGTGGCGCAAATGGTGTAGGTACAACAATCAATCTAACTGAACCGTACACAAACTATTCTATTTTGTTGGTAAGTGGAACTTATCCAGGTGGCGTTATTGAGGGATTCGGACTAACCGCATTACCTAACGCGATTCAATTGAGTAAAGCCAATGTAGTTGACTCAGACGGCAACGGTGGCGGTATTTATGAGTGCTTACTATCCAAAACAAGTAGCACTACTTTAAGAATAGATAACGATGTGTACTTTGATTTAGGTAAAACATCAGGTTCTGGAGCGAATGCCAACAAAGTTACTATAACTAAAATTATGGGGTGGAAATAATGAAAATCACAGTAAACGATAAAAACGAAGTTATCGGATTCGTTAATACTGGCGGTTTACGCAATAGTTTAGATGTAGATGATAACAATGTGCCTATTAAATTTAAAGAAGAGTTCGAACCTAGAAAGTTTGTTTTCACAAACGGCGAAATTAAATACAATAGCAATTTCGAAAAAGAAGACGTACCGAATGCATCAAACCAACAAAGTGCGTCAGATTTAAGTGATGAGGAACTTCGCGGAATGGTTGCGAGTATGCAAATGCAGGTGGCACAAGTAAACGTATTAACAATGGAATTAGCTCAACAAAACGCTATGTTAACACAACAGTTGACTGAACTGAAAACTAACAAAACAAGTACTGAGGGGGACGTTTAAATAATGAAGATGATTTATCCAACTTTTAAAGACATTAAAACTTTTTATGTTTGGGGTTACTATAAAAACGAGCAAATTAAGTGGTACGTAGACAAGGGTTTAATCGATAAAGAAGAATACGCTTTAATCACTGGAGAAAAATATCCAGAAACAAAAGATGAAAAGTCACAGGTGTAATGCTTGTGGCTTTTTAATTTGAATAAAGTGGGTGGCATAATGTTTGGATTTACCAAACGACATGAACAAGATTGGCGTTTAACGCGATTAGAAGAAAATGATAAGACTATGTTTGAAAAATTCGACAGAATAGAAGATAGTCTTAGAGCGCAAGAAAAGATTTATGACAAATTAGATAGAAATTTTGAAGAATTAAAGCGCGACAAGGTAGAAGATGAAAAGAATAAAGAAAAGAATGCCAAGAATATTAGAGACATAAAAATGTGGATTCTAGGTTTGATAGGGACTATCTTCAGTACGATTGTCATAGCTTTACTAAGAACTGTTTTTGGTATTTAAAGGAGGTGATTACCATGCTTAAAGGGATTTTAGGATATAGCTTCTGGGCGTGCTTCTGGTTTGGTAAATGTAAATAACAGTTAAGAGTCAGTGCTTCGGCACTGGCTTTTTATTTTGATTGAAATGAGGTGCATACATGGGATTACCTAATCCGAAAAATAGAAAGCCCACAGCTAGTGAAGTGGTTGAATGGGCGTTATATATCGCTAAAAACAAAATAGCTATTGATGTACCTGGTTCTGGAATGGGAGCACAATGCTGGGATTTACCTAATTATTTACTCGATAAATATTGGGGATTTAGAACATGGGGAAATGCTGATGCTATGGCTCAGAAATCTAATTATAGAGGTAGAGATTTCAAGATAATTAGAAATACAAAAGACTTTGTACCACAACCAGGCGACTGGGGTGTTTGGACTGGTGGTTGGGCAGGTCATGTGAACATTGTAGTAGGGCCATGCACAAAAGACTATTGGTATGGTGTGGATCAAAACTGGTATACAAATAATGCAACAGGAAGTCCGCCGTATAAAATCAAACACTCTTATCATGATGGACCAGGTGGAGGAGTTAAATATTTTGTTAGACCACCATATCATCCGGAGAAATCTACGCCGGCACCTAAACCAGAAGATGATAGTGATGATAACGAAAAAAATAATAAAAAAGTTCCAATTTGGAAAGATGTAACAACTATAAAGTACACTATTTCTAGCCAAGAGGTTAATTATCCAGAATATATTTATCACTTTATAGTAGAAGGTAATCGACGACTCGAAAAACCTAAAGGAATAATGATTAGAAACGCACAAACGATGAGCTCGGTAGAAAGTTTATATAACAGTAGGAAGAAATACAAACAGGATGTAGAATATCCCCACTTTTATGTTGACAGACATAATATTTGGGCACCTAGAAGAGCTGTATTTGAAGTTCCTAATGAACCTGATTATATAGTTATAGACGTATGTGAAGATTATAGTGCGAGTAAAAATGAATTTATTTTTAATGAGATTCACGCAATGGTTGTAGCTGTAGATATGATGGCCAAATATGAGATACCTCTAAGTATTGAAAATTTAAAAGTAGACGACAGCATTTGGCGTTCGATGTTGGAACATGTTAATTGGAATATGATTGACAACGGTGTTCCCCCTAAAGATAAATACGAAGCATTAGAAAAGGCATTACTTAATATATTTAAAAACAGAGAAAAATTATTAAATTCTATAACTAAACCAACAGTAACAAAATCTAGAATAAAAGTTATGGTAGATAATAAAAACGCTGATATAGCGAATGTAAGAGACTCATCACCAACAGCTAATAATGGCTCGGCATCTAAACAACCGCAGATCATAACAGAAACGAGTCCTTATACATTCAAACAAGCACTGGATAAACAAATGGCAAGAGGTAACCCGAAAAAATCTAATGCTTGGGGTTGGGCTAACGCTACACGAGCACAAACGAGTTCAGCAATGAATGTTAAACGAATATGGGAAAGTAACACGCAGTGCTACCAAATGCTTAATTTAGGCAAGTATCAAGGCGTTTCAGTTAGTTCGCTTAATAAGATACTTAAAGGTAAGGGGACATTGAATAATCAAGGTAAAGCGTTCGCAGAAGCTTGTAAAAAGCACAACATTAATGAAATTTATTTAATCGCGCATGCTTTCTTAGAAAGTGGATATGGAACAAGTAACTTCGCTAACGGAAAAGATGGAGTATACAACTACTTCGGTATTGGCGCTTACGACAACAATCCTAACTACGCAATGACGTTTGCTAGGAATAAAGGTTGGACATCTCCAGCAAAAGCAATCATGGGCGGTGCTAGCTTCGTAAGAAAGGATTACATCAACAAAGGACAGAATACACTGTACAGAATCAGATGGAATCCTAAGAATCCAGCTACGCACCAATACGCTACTGCTATAGAGTGGTGCCAACATCAAGCTAGTACAATCGCTAAGCTATATAAACAAATCGGCTTAAAAGGTATCTACTTTATAAGAGATAAATATAAATAAAGAGGTGTATAAATGTACAAAATAAAAGATGTTGAAACGAGAATAAAAAATGATGGTGTTGACTTAGGTGACATTGGCTGTCGATTTTACACTGAAGATGAAAATACAGCATCTATAAGAATAGGTATCAATGACAAACAAGGTCGTATCGATCTAAAAGCACATGGCTTAACACCTAGATTGCATTTGTTTATGGAAGATGGCTCTATATTCAAAAATGAGCCCCTTATTATGGACGATGTTGTAAAAGGGTTCATTACCTACAAGATACCTAAAAAGGTTATCAAACACGCTGGTTATGTTCGTTGTAAGCTGTTTTTAGAGAAAGAAGAAGAAAAAATACATGTCGCGAACTTTTCTTTCAATATCGTTGATAGTGGCATTGAATCTGCTGTAGCAAAAGAAATCGATGTTAAATTGGTAGATGATGCTATTACGAGAATTTTAAAAGATAACGCGACAGATTTATTGAGCAAAGACTTTAAAGAGAAAATAGATAAAGATGTCATTTCTTACATCGAAAAGAATGAAAGTAGATTTAAAGGTGCGAAAGGTGATAAAGGCGAACCGGGACAACCTGGAGCAAAAGGTGAAGCAGGTAAAAAAGGAGAACAAGGCGCACCCGGTAAAAACGGTACTGTAGTATCAATCAATCCTGACACTAAAATGTGGCAAATTGATGGTAAAGATACAGATATCAAAGCAGAACCTGAGTTATTGGACAAAATCAATATCGCAAATGTTGAAGGGTTAGAAAATAAATTGCAAGAAGTTGAAAAAATCAAAGATACAACTCTCAACGACTCTAAAACGTATACGGATTCAAAAATTGCTGAACTAGTTGATAGCGCGCCTGAATCTATGAATACATTAAGAGAATTAGCAGAAGCAATACAAAACAACTCTATTTCAGAAAGTGTATTGCAACAGATTGGCTCAAAAGTTAGTACAGAAGATTTTGAGGAATTCAAACAAACACTAAATGATTTATATGCTCCAAAAAATCATAATCATGACGAGCGGTATGTTTTGTCATCTCAAGCTTTTACTAAACAACAAGCGGATAATTTATATCAACTAAAAAGCGCATCTCAACCGACGGTTAAAATTTGGACAGGAACAGAAAATGAATATAACTATATATATCAAAAAGACCCGAATACGTTATATTTAATTAAAGGGTGATTTTTATGGAAGGTAATTTTAAAAATGTAAAGAAGTTTATTTACGAAGGTGAAGAATATACAAAAGTATATGCTGGAAATATCCAAGTATGGAAAAAGCCTTCATCTTTTGTAATAAAACCCTTACCTAAAAATAAATATCCGGATAGCATAGAAGAATCAACAGCAAAATGGACAATAAATGGAGTTGAACCTAATAAAAGTTATCAGGTGACAATAGAAAATGTACGTAGCGGTATAATGAGGATTTCGCAAACTAATTTAGGGTCAAGTGATTTAGGAATATCAGGAGTCAATAGCGGAGTTGCAAGTAAAAACATCAACTTTAGTAATCCTTCAGGGATGTTGTATGTCACTATAAGTGATGTTTATTCAGGATCTCCGACATTGACCATTGAATAATTTTAAACGACTAATTTTTTAGTCGTTTTTTATTTTGGATAAAAGGAGCAAACAAATGGATATTAACTGGAAATTGAGATTTAAAAATAAAGCAGTATTAACAGGTTTAGTTGGTGCATTGTTGTTATTTATCAAACAAATCACAGATTTATTCGGATTCGATTTATCAACTCAATTAAATCAAGCCAGCGCGATTATAGGTGCTATCCTCACGCTACTTACAGGGATTGGCGTTATTACTGACCCAACGTCAAAAGGCGTCTCAGATTCATCTATAGCACAGACATATCAAGCGCCTAGAGATAGCAATAAAGAAGAACAACAAGTTACGTGGAAATCATCGCAAGACAGCAGTTTAACGCCGGAATTAAGCACGAAAGCACCAAAAGAATATGATACATCACAACCTTTCACAGACGCCTCTAACGATGTTGGCTTTGACGTGAACGAGTATCATCACGGAGGTGGCGACAATGCAAGCAAAATTGACTAAAAAAGAGTTTATAGAGTGGTTGAAAACTTCTGAGGGAAAACAATTTAATATCGACCTTTGGTATGCATTTCAATGCTTTGATTATGCTAATGCTGGTTGGAAAGCTTTGTTTGGATTACTCCTAAAAGGTGTAGGCGCAAAAGATATTCCGTTCGCTAACAACTTCGACGGATTAGCTACTGTATACCAAAATACACCGGACTTCTTAGCACAACCTGGCGACATGGTGGTATTCGGTAGCAACTACGGTGCTGGATATGGTCACGTTGCATGGGTAATTGAAGCAACTTTAGATTACATCATTGTATATGAGCAGAATTGGCTAGGCGGTGGCTGGACTGACGGAATCGAACAACCCGGCTGGGGTTGGGAAAAAGTTACAAGACGACAACATGCTTATGATTTCCCTATGTGGTTTATCCGTCCGAATTTTAAAAGTGAGACAGCGCCACGATCAGTTCAATCTCCTACACAAGCACCTAAAAAAGAAACAGCTAAGCCACAACCTAAAGCAGTAGAACTTAAAATCATCAAAGATGTGGTTAAAGGTTATGACCTACCTAAGCGTGGTAGTAACCCTAAAGGTATAGTTATACACAACGACGCAGGGAGCAAAGGGGCGACTGCTGAAGCATATCGTAACGGATTAGTAAATGCACCTTTATCAAGATTAGAAGCGGGCATTGCGCATAGTTACGTATCAGGCAACACAGTTTGGCAAGCCTTAGATGAATCACAAGTAGGTTGGCATACCGCTAATCAAATAGGTAATAAATATTATTACGGTATTGAAGTATGTCAATCAATGGGCGCAGATAACGCGACATTCTTAAAAAATGAACAGGCAACTTTCCAAGAATGCGCTAGATTGTTGAAAAAATGGGGATTACCAGCAAACAGAAATACAATCAGATTGCACAATGAATTTACTTCAACATCATGCCCTCATAGAAGTTCGGTTTTACACACTGGTTTTGATCCAGTAACTCGCGGTCTATTGCCGGAAGATAAACAATTACAACTTAAAGACTACTTTATCAAGCAAATCAGAGTGTATATGGACGGTAAGATACCAGTTGCCACTGTCTCTAATGAGTCAAGCGCTTCAAGTAATACAGTTAAACCAGTTGCGAGTGCATGGAAACGTAATAAATATGGTACTTACTACATGGAAGAAAATGCTAGATTCACAAACGGTAATCAACCAATCACTGTAAGAAAAATAGGACCATTCTTATCATGCCCGGTAGCTTACCAATTCCAACCTGGTGGATATTGTGATTATACAGAAGTGATGTTACAAGATGGTCATGTTTGGGTAGGATATACATGGGAGGGGCAACGTTATTACTTGCCTATTAGAACATGGAATGGTTCTGCCCCACCTAATCAGATATTAGGTGACTTATGGGGAGAAATCAGTTAGAATGACATAGTCATGTCTATTTAAGCAGGTGCGCTACACACCTGCTTTCTATTTACATTTAAAGATAAAATGTGCTATTATTTTACTAGAACTTTTTAACATTTCTCTCAAGATTTAAATGTAGATAACAGGCAGGTACTACGGTACTTGCCTATTTTTTATGATATAATGTAATTACATTACCAGTAACCAATCTGGCTTAAAACCACATTTCCGGTAGCCAATCCGGCTATGCAGAGGACTTACTTGCGTAAAGCAGTAAGAAGCTGACTGCATATTTAAACCACCTATACTAGTTACTGGGTGGTTGTTTTTTATTTTAATGATTGACATATTAATAGTGGTTGGATTACTATTTAAATATAAACGACAACGCCCTCACCCCTTTTTAGGCAGACAAGTTCTGACGTGGGGGTATTTTTTGTGTTCGTTTATATGTTCGGTCTACCTCTTTTTGTGTAAGTTGTGTATTATATATGTAATTGTGCTAATTAATCGGAGGATAGATATGGTGAAAATATTAACAGAGATTACGAGTAGAGTCGGTAATGGTGTAACAACACCGTATTATGCAATGATAGACTCTTTGGCTGTAGTAGTTAAATCGATTAACAATAACGAAGGGTTTTATGCTTTATTCAATGAAGCAGTAGGTTATTTTATTGCAGAGAGGTTAGACTTTTCACATCCTGATTTTGGATTTGCACAGTATAAATCTGATTTAACGATAAATCGCATACCAAATGATTCGAGTTTCAATGACAAGGAAATATTTACATATACTGTTTTAGAAAATTCAGTTATACACATAGAAGGACCAGGTATGATTAATACAATTGATAATAAAGATATTATTGAATTGATAATATTTGATTCATTCATATCTAATACAGACAGAAATAAAGGTAACATATTAATTAAAATGCCTAAAAAAGGACAAAAAGCCAAGTTATTCCCTTTGGATTATACACATATTTTTCCAGGTGAATGCATTTGGTTTGATGTTTTAAAAAGAGGGAATCCATCGATAGAAAAAATGGTAGAAGATGTTTTTCAAACTGGAAACTATCAATTGTTATTAGAAAATAAAAGTTTTGACCCTATAGAGATACGAAAAATCGGCTATGAAATTAAGAAAAAATTAGTGAATATTGACATGGATGATATAATCAGTTCTATGCCTAATGAAATTAGTGTTGGTCATTCAAAACAAGATATTTACTTGTTGAAAAAGTTTATCGAAAGAAATATTAGTGAATTTGATGATATAATAGAAGAAATAACGAAACATTTAGTGAGGTGATGAAAAGTGTATAAAGTAAAGTATTCAAGTTTTAACTACTATCCAGATATTCTATTGATTTCTAATATTGCTGTAGGTGTTATTTTTCAAATAGAAGGTAATAATGGTTATTATGCAAATGAATTCAATCTAATGCAAAGAAAAAACAAACTTTTTAGTTTTGACGAAGAGCTTGACAAAGATTTTACAAAAATGTTTTTAAAATCGATAAGGGAAAACTTTCTTAATTTTAAAGGTGAAATAAAAGAATTCACTAGATTCTATGTAAATAATTTTAAATTTACTAATATACAAATTAGAAACTTTGATAGTCTAGATGAAGCTAAAGCATTTATAGAAGATACTACGAAATACATTTTGCATCCTACTCAAGAAGCTGGAAATAAAATGACTGAAGCAGAAAAGAGGGAATATATAAATAACTATTTACTTAAGACTTTTAGCACTGTGCAAAAATCTTATGTATTCAAAGGTGCCAAAAACCGAGATAAAATAACTGTTGATTTTATGGTTGAAGACCATACAGGAAAAAAAATAGGTTATAAAGTTATAAATAATTCTCCTCAAGCGCTATTTAACATTAGATCTTATGTAGCTCATGCATGGTTTAATAAAGAAAATCTCACATTTATTATGGATGATGATATGGAAAGCGAGCAAAGATACGTGAATAGTTTAACTAGAGAATTCAACAATGAAGCAGAGATAAACGCTATATTAAAAAAAGATTTAGTTACACAATAA